ATGTGGGCAAGACTCTCCATCTTTCACTGAGAGCTGTATACCTCCGCACACATGTGTCCAATATATTATTGATTTTTCATTATCTTTTCCCACTACATTCCACCATTGATTACGCCTGCTTGAGGTCACTTTATCTCTCCAATTTACTTATGTTTTCGTGTTTGACAACTTCGATTTTCTCAAGTAAAGGATGTGACCAACCATGTGACACTATGTAGGTGTTCAAATCTTCTCTCAATAGAACTTCTACAAGTTTCTCCCTACCTAAATCATCGAGAACATTTATAACTTCATCTAAAAACAATATATTGATTTTAGACTTTGAAATACTACTCATTAGCTTACGTATTGCAATGAGAGTAGCGGTATTTACTCTTGCCAATTCTCCAGAAGAAAGAGCAAGAATGTCTACTACATTACCATTGTCTGTAATCTGTACATTTAACTTATCGTTTGAGACTACAAATTCAAGGGTAAATCTACCATCAGAGAGTTCAGCCAAATATTCATTCGCCAATTCTTCTAGCTCTCCGACAAGGTTTTCTATCTTATACGCGAGTAATCCATTTGTACTAAAAGATTTCTTTAGTATATCAAGATTTGACTCAAGTTTTTGATTGATTTGTAACTCAGTTTTATACTCTTCAAACTGATTTTCAAAATCTTTTGTCTGCTCTTGTATTACTTGGACTCGGGTATTGTGATGGGTTCTTCGCTCGTTTTCAGCTGCGAGTTCTGCCAGTTTCTTCTTTGCCGACTGTAATCTGCGCTGAACATCTTCAAGGCGAGAGCGAAGCTCTTGCAAATCCAATAGAGATGACGGCAGATCACGATCATACAATCGAAACAAATCTTCCCAAGTCTTTTTATCAGACTCGCAACGCTCAAACTCGCGATTGTTTCTCTTAATTTCTTCGATACGCGGTTTAATTTCATTTGCTTTCTCTTGTGCCTCCAAAGCTACTTCTCGCTCTCCTTGCAACATCTTCTTCTCAAGTGAGATATCGATAGGTTGTCCGCAAGTAGGGCATACATCACTTAATTTTTCTAATTTCTTTATGGTCTGCAGAGCACCCGAGGCGACTGCATTGTACTTTCCTAATTCTTCCTGTAATTCATCATAGGATTCATACTCTTTTATTGGAGAAGCCTGAATTTTATGAATATTGATGGCTTCCAATAGCTTTTTGTACTGATTATTTTTTGAGATTTTTTTATTTTTTTCCGAAATATTTTCAATTTCTATTGTCAAAGAACGGAAAGTCTCTTCATCTTCAGATGTATCAATTTCTAAATCCAACATAGGTAGTATAGATGTATCACTCATTTTATTCTTTTTTAACCAGTTTTCAACTGTTGTAAGTTTGCCATCTATTGTACTTGAGACTGCTGATACCTCTCTTGTAGCGTCTTTAAATAGTTCAAATAATTCAACATACTTTTCAAGATGTAATAAGTCTATTAGAAACTTCTTACGATTTGCATCTGTAGCAGTTAAAAACTGTAAACTTGCATTTGTATTTTGATATACGAGCTGTGAGAAAGTTTTAAAATCTACACCAAGTATTTCTTGTATTGTCTTGTAAGTATTTGTTGCTGTGTGACTAGAAATATCTAAACTATTCTTATCTAGTTTTACTTTTACACTTGTTTTTCTATTGATCGTAATCTCATAACGATCTTCATCTTTCATAAAAGAAAGATAGATATTGTAACCATCATTAATGTGACGATTTGGTATATCTGCTTTTTTAATTCCTTTTGAGTTTTTGTTATACAAAGCCTCTTCGATAATTAATGGTATAGAAGACTTTCCCATACCATTTGTTCCAAGAATTTGTGTAACTGTATTATCGTTTAGATTTAACTCATTACCAGAACCATAACTAAAACAGTTATCCCATTTCAAGGTTTGAAGCGTAATCATTATATGTCCCTATTATATCTGGTATTTTATCTTCGTTTATTTGTAGTATATATGTTAAATACTCTATTAACTCTTCTTGTATTGTCATCTCTTTATCCATAATAAGAGATGTCTCTGATTTACGTACTACTACTTTTTTATCTAACAAGTCTGAGTTTTTTACATTTGCTAAATCTTGTATATCTCCTTCTATCTCATAAATGGTATGGTGAAAGTCTGTAGGAATCATTTCAGCTTCACTCTTTACTGTCTTACGAATTAGCTGTGGTAGACGAAACTCTTCCCACATCCAACTCCAGTCGTTTTCATTTATAAGAATATATCCAGTTTTTACTAAGTTTCGATGAAAGGATGTGGTCATCGGACTTCCTGGATATACTATATTTCTTTGTGTATTGCTATGTGCGTGTAAATCGCCTGCAAATACTATTGGAAAATCTTCCAACAAATCCAGATTTATCTCTGGTTTTACGTGTGGCGGTATCTCTCCTCTTACATGAGTAAATAAGGGCTTTTTCTTATCAAAGTGATCTATTGCACCTTTTCTATGAAGATCAGCATAGGGTAATATACCATAACCCAGTTCCTCATCAATGTAAGATATATCCACTACATTGATGAGAGGGTTTATATCACGAGAAACCTGTTTGAGCTGTGTAAAGAAAGTTTTGTTTTTCTTTGTAGCTTCATGGTTTCCATCGAATATAACTGTTGGAATTGTAACTCTACGAATAAACGAAAAATACAACTCCAACTCTTCCATATTTGGTAGGCGATCAAAGAGATCACCACCAATTATGTGCATATTACACTGGCTTTCCAGTTCATGAATTTGTTCAAAGAACTGTTGATAACGGTTGATAGCCCACTTTATAGGAACATTCTTTTGTCCTAGCTTGACGTGCCAATCTGCCGTAAATAAAATCATCCTACATTGAACTCTTCTTCAAGTGCTTCATCATCAGTCTCAGCACCTAGATTTCTTACTTTGTCTAAAAGCTCTTTCTGTGCGTCTGGAGTTGGACGAGGCATAACATCATCCATTGACCTTAGATCAGAAATAGCTTCTAACTCTTCCTCTGTAAGCGCACGTGGCTTACACTTGAGAGCTTGTAATTGATACTCTACATTGTAGGGCAGAGGACCAGTCTTTACTCTCTTGAAGCAAATATCCCATCCAGTTTCTACGTTTGTGGGATCGCCTAAATCTTCAGCAGCAGTAATTATTTGCTCCCAAAGTTTCTTCTTTAGATTTACTACTTTGACTTTTCCATTGTCAAGGCACTGAGTTGCATAACTCCAGCCGCACTTGAGATCAGGATAGTACTCACGTACCCAGTCTTTCTCTAAATTATTAAATTTTTCTGTATTCCTATCGAATGATAAACACTCCAAAGGAATATTCTTTGCATTTTCGCCTTGAATCCAGTAAACATATCTTGCAAGTATGTCACCTACGATTCTCATTTTGTTGTCTCCATCGACATACTGAAATGTCTCAATGGAAGTTTTTTGGGCAGAACCCTTGTGTTGATTAAATTGTATAGCCATTAGTGTATTGTCTCCGTGACTTCTTCATAGCGGAAGTAGATATCTCTATCGTCCACTACAAGTAGCCTGTTGTCTGTTATTAAATTTAGAGACGTTGGACAGTGCAACGAATCTAATGTTATTTTTTGAGTCGCAAGATATTCTCCATAGCTTCGTAGAGAAGCCAAGGCATAGTATATTGCGATCTCTCTTTGGGTGTACTTATAAGAATGGTATATGAGGACGTCTGGATGAACCAGAAAAGACGATCCTGCGAAGTTTTTATGTGAAAATTTATAAAGCGGGTCGAACTTATTTTTAGGTATACTACCTTTGATGAGCATCGACATTATTAAATTACAGGTATAAATATCTCCCTGTGCCGTATCGTAAATCTTCTTCCAATCAAATAAGAGCATATATTATACTTAAATTTCACCAAGTTGTCAAGAAATATTTTTTAAAGGTATGTCATCTTCCAACCTTGTTTCATGTAGAACCCTACACGATTCGAGGCTTGTTTTCTGGCAGTATTTCCTTTGAGATGAATATCAATGATAACTGGATCCTTTTTTCCTTCTTGTTTTCTAATTACTCTACCTACTAGTTGTGTAAGTAAAGGCTCGTTGTTGATTGGAGTGCCTAAGATTAGACAGCTTAGATTATCAACTGATATGCCTTCTGAAAAGATTGCTTGTGTTCCATAGAGAACTTCTGCTTTTCCATACAAGATTTTGTCGATCATTTCTTCTCGTTCTTCGTGTGGAACCTCTCCAGTTACGCATATTGCTTTTTCTCCTGTAAGTTCAGCACAAGATTTTAGAAATCCTACTCTATCACTTACAACTAAGACTTTGTGCCCTCTTGCCGCGTAGGCGGCCGCTAGCATTGCGATTGTATGTCTATATTCTTCGTCATTTGCTAACTTTGTTACTCTATTTGCCCAAGGTATTCGTGAGCCGTCCATGAACCGTATCTCTGAGGGTACGATGTGTACTATCGGTGTCATGTAGTTTTCTTTTGGTGGTTTAAAGATTGTATTTCCAAAGTAATCTCTAAACACAACATGTTTACCATCTTTTCTTTCTATTGTGCCTGACAACCCTATCTTATATCTACAGTAATTTGTATCAATCACTTTGGAAAAAGTAGGACTACTAACGTGATGCATTTCGTCAAGTATGATAGTGCCAAACTGTTTACGAATCTTTTCTATGTTGCGGTATAAAGTTTGAGTATTCCCAATAACGATAGGAGCATCAATTTCAAACTTACCACTGCCTATGATGCCAGGTGTAATTCCAAATACTTTTTCTACTTCTTTTGCCCATTGATTTCTAAGTGGAACTGTATGCGTAACTACAAGTGTTTTCTGTCCTAGCTTACCTGCAATTGCTAAACCTGTAAAAGTCTTTCCCCAACTGACCCATGCGTTTATTATTGCATTGTCTATGATTTCATCGTAGACCGCCTTCTGGCTGTCTCGTAAATCAAACTTAAATTTTGGAAATTCTACTGGTATGTTTACTCGTTTATCTACTATTTCATAATGCTCTGGTATTAAATCTGTTCTTCCAATCGGTAATGAGATCAAGCCATTACGAATGATTCCCATGTTTTTTATAACCTGTGGTGGATCTAAGGGATTGTGTGCAGGAATAGTATATGTAAGTTCTCTATCGATTTTTTCTTGCAGCTCGGCAGGACAATCCATGTAAATTCTATGACTCATTACTGCTTTCATATTTTCCTTCTTGTATCTTTTAGTTTTTCTTTTGAGTACTCATATAAAAGCCATGGGTTGTTTTTAATATGTAATAATCCTGCCCATGTATATCCTGGCTCTGGTGGTCGTGGTATTGTAAATGGAAAACTACACCCGTGCACCCAAAGTAAACATGCTTTTGTTTTATAGTCTATCTTTTTTATTTTTAAATATTTTAGTTGTGCAAATTCTGTTTTTTCATATGTAAAAGGTCTGCCACTATTATCAATAAAATGTTTTGTTGTTTGTTTCATCAAACCATTTGCAGTCGTTATCATATTTCTAAGATGATACTGTTCTTTGTGAGGAGTCAGCATACGTCTTAGACCTAGTGTATCTCCTGGCATATTCTTATCATCTAGTAACTTGCCATCGAGGAGTAGTAGTCCATCTACTAACTCCCAGTTTGATGAGTCAAGTAAAAATAGTGGAAAATCTAAATTTTTGAATTGTCTATAAGTAACTACCATACATTTTCTCAAATTTACCGCCAGAGTAGTCTTCATGGACTATTTCAAAGTCACAGCCTACTGGAGTTCCTGGGATTGATAAACCCCGATCTAATTGTACAAAATGTGCTAGTTTTTCTTTGTAGTGGTCTACTTCTCCTTCTGGCACTTCTGCAAGTATTGAATCATGTACCAAAGCAAAAATACGACTTTCTAATTTATTTGCTTTGATATATTCATTCATATCTATTGCCCCGAGTAGGTTAATATCAGAAGCAGCAGACTGCACCAGAAAGTTAAGACCAGACCTAACGCTATGGCTCTGGATGCCTTTGTCTGTCGATGCGACATTTGGTAGTCTCCTTTTTCTTCCGAAGAAGCTGTAAATGAATCCGTTTTGTTGTATAAATTTTTGATTTTCTTCTATCCATGCTTTTAACTTATGAAACGCACTAAAATATTCAGTAATTACTTCTTGTGCTTCATGTCTGCTAAAGTATGTTCCTGAATCTTTTGTAACTTGTTCACTAATCTTTGCAGGTCCAGCACCATACATAATCCCAAATGTAACTGCTTTTGCGGCTTGACGTTGTGTACTATATAGTTCTGCTACTTGGTCTACTTCGCACTTGAGTTTGAATACTTTGTGTGCAATCGTAGAGTGAAAGTTTCCTCCAGACCTAAATACATCCATGAGTGCATTATCTTTTGCTAAAACTGCCGCAACATATACTTCTGCTGTGGTCAAATCCATTGCAACTATTTTATTTCCTGGTGCTGCTTTGATACATCCTTTAACTATAGGGTTGTCTCTAGGCAGTTGTTGCATATTGAGTTTGCCACTAGAAGAAAGCCTGCCAGAAGTAGTACCATGAAGGTTAAAACCTGTACGGAGTCTACTATCAAGATCCAGCTGCGGTACGATTTTGTCCAAATAAGTATTTTTAATCTTGGATTTTTGTCGTATTTCGAGAATGAGTTTTGGGATATGGGATTGTCTAGAGAGTTCCTCAAGAACTTCCGCATCTGTTGAATGTGCTCCAGTGCCAGTCTTTTTACCAGTTGGATTGAGGCCAACGAAGTCAAACAATAGACTACGAAGCTGTACAGTACTATTAGGATTAAAATCTTTTCCATTTATCTCTTCAAATTTTCGTATGGCAGGTTCTTTGTACATTTCTTCAATGGCATCATCTATCTGCTGTTGCATGAGAGACTGTGATTTGATAAGTCTAAGTTTATCAAAAGGAACACCATTATCTTGAACATCTGTAAGGAATCTGCACCCTGGGATTAATATTTCATCATATACTTTCTTGAGTCGTTTATTTTGTTTTATCTTTACAAACTTCT